TAGGAGATGGTTATATTGCAAGTGGAATATACGGAGTATTTCATCCTAATTTATTTTTAGGAAATTATAGTGGTAGGACATTGAACTTTACAGGGGCAGATGAAACTCAAGAAGGAGTCTTTACTTTCGATTCTATAAATCAAGAAGCGAGAAAAGCACTCTCTTCTTTTAAACCTGATATGGCTGTTCTTAGATTAACAAGTTCTCCTACTGATGATAATGATAAAAATTCTTGGTTAAATTTTGTGGATTTAACAGGCATGTATTTAATTGGTAATTTTGGAACAACAGAAGGTGAAAAACCTACAAGATTAGATTATGCTCCCTTTTCTGGAGAAATAGGGTCTTTTGATATAGCATACGATTTAACTATGGATGAAGTATATGATTTTCCAGAATTTACTGATGGAACTAATATAGCCACTTCTACTAAACTTAAAGTTGATAGAGAAGAATTTCATATTGCAGGTTGTGTATATAGTGATTCAAGCACTACGGTTACTCATCCCGCAGATAAAAGAATAGTAGCAGGATTAAGAGTTTCTGGATTTGCGTTGGGGAATATAAATTCAGGTATTACTCTCCATAAAATTGCTTCTATAACAGATTCAACTCACTTTGTTTTAAGTTCGGCTCCTACCAGTGACGCTTCATCTTCACAAACTAATACATTAGGATTTTTAAGTTCTCAAGGAGATTATACTCCTATGAATGATTGTATGGTTGACCCTAAACATATTATATATGTTCATGAACATAAAAGAAATATTACTGGTAAAACAGTAGCCCATGAACTTTTAATTGATAATGTTCCTTATAATAAAAAAGGTGAGGTTCATTTCTTTAACAATTATAGAATTATGCGCCCTGCTGAAACTTGTTTATGGAAAAATTCTCCTAATGAAATATCTATCGGTAAATTATCAGGGGCAACTACTAAAATGCCTCAAAAAGAAACTATGTATGATTATGTTCCTTCTATACAGAGGGTAAATAATGACGGAAATCCATCTGGTCCAAATCTTAATAGTAATAAATGGTATAGAGGATTTACTGGAGATAATGAACCCCCAATGTCTATGTATTTAGCGGTGGATATGGATGCGAGACATGCTAATTATGTTTCATTAGGTACTCTTGGTGGAACTGAAAATTCTCCAAAAGTTACTGGTAGTGATTTTAATGATAAGGTGACGGCAGGGTCTTTAAAGACAGGGGATATGATTAAAATACAATATAATAATTATTATATTAAATCCATAGATAGTAATTCTTCATTAACTATTGCTGGTAAATTTAAATCTCATGATGGAAATGCTTTTTCGGGAACAGGTTATGTGTTTAATAATACTTATACTGTTCTTAGAGATTATATCCACTTGTTTAATCCTACTGGAAATAGAAATACTTTCAAGGGGGGCGACCCATATTCTATGCTAATTACTGATGGATTATCTAAACAAAAAATATCTATGGGATTAGAAGTAGATTATTATGATGATAGAGCATTATGTAAATTATCTATTGGTAAAATAGAAAAAGACCTATTGGGCTTAGTTTCATTTGGAGAAATCTTTACTTTAAAGTCATCAGTTCCTACTAAATTAACTAATGTTGTTTCAGCAAGAATTGGTTCAACAGTGACCATTGGAGAAGAAGTAGAAGATATAGTTAATAATTTAATATCGTCTGAAAATATTTCATATGATATTTCTGATAATAGAGAATATCCATATTATATTGCTCCTAATTATCAAGGTGTTGATATTTTTAATGCGTCTAATTTTGCTGCAAAATATAAAGAAAAGGAAATAAGAATAGATGAAACTGGAGTAACCCTTATTAAACAAAGTAATGATTTAGATTTCCAAAATATAGAATTATCTTATAATAATAAAGACTTGAGAATTATAAGTGTAACAAGAAATAAATCTACTTTTGACCTTTTTAATGAAATAATTGTATATGGTAGTGGACTTAAATCTATTAAGAGAAACCGTAAGAGTATAGATAAATTTGGGAAGAAAACTCTGGAAGACGTAAATATGGAACTTGTTTCACAAGATGATGTAGATAATAGGGCCAAATCACTACTGAAGGCACATTCCGATGGTGATGATAGGTTCACAGTAAAAATGTCTAGCACAGGCATTGAATTGGTGAAAGCAGGTGATATAATCACTTTGGATTTCCCAAGCGAAGGAGTTCCAAAAGATACTTACAAAATTTATGAAATTAGAAGAGAATTAGCAGGGCTTATAGAATTAGAAGTAGGAACTTATCGTAAAGATTTGGCTAATAGATTTGCAGAATTATCTATAATGAATAAATCTAATGCTGCATCAATTAGAGGAAGTCAATTCACTTCAACTACTTCTCCATTGGACTTCTTTGATTCGGTTAAACTGAAAGAATTAAGACTTGTGATTAAAAGGATAGGTTTAGTGGACACGGATGCTTTCACATTGGGATTCCAAACCGACTCAGAAAGATTATTAGATTTCGGAGCGACCATGCAACCCCAAGAAACAATAACAGAGATAATAAGAGATGAGGATTTTATATGATAACAGACACAACAAAGAAAAAAATGGCATTATTTCTTAGAGAATTTTTTGGAAGCACTTCGGGTAAAGTAAAATTTGGAACAGGTGGAGGTGGAACTAATCCTACATCTACTACTCTTGATACTCCTTTACCTACTAGTACAGATTCTGATACTACTTCTAGTTCATCAGATGATAAGGTTGTAGAATTTAGAGGAACATTTACTGGGACTGAACTTCAAGGATATACTATTAGGGAAGTAGGGTTTTTCGGTGATGTTCCTAAGGATGATGAAATGGCTTTAATAGATGATGCTACTTATGATTATAGCCCAGTTGAAAACATAATGCTTTCAAGAATAAACTTTGATGCAATAGGAAACTTTTCAACAAGTGACACTATCGAAGTGATATATACGGTGGAGGTTGAGTGATATGGGAGCAGTAGCAAATAGCGGACATCTTAGTACTTTATCATCTACTGCCGCTAATGGATTAACAGATAAGGTAGATTCTCCCCATTCAGGTCTGTTTAAGGCAATACATACAATGTCTCAAGGTAATTATGCAGTTAAAGATAATGCTTCTGCAATAGGATTTGTGCATACAATTGCAGGTGGCGGTTCACCTAATGTTGAAGTTACAGCAGGTAAAGCATTTTTTGATGGGAAATATGTAGCCGTTGATGCATTACCCTCATCCCCTGTTACTTTAACTAAACCTTCTTCAGGTGCTTTTTATCATTGGATAGTAGCACAAGATGATGGGGATGGAACTTATTCTTGTGCAATTGTTGCAGGTTCAGTAGACGGTGTAGTTCCTGATTTGAATACTACTGCCAGAACTGTTGAGAAAATTCCAATATCTTTAATTAAAGTTCAATCTACTGATACTGATTCTACAGTAGCCATTCAATACTTTACAACGAGTAAAGAACAAAACAGTTTATCAATTGGTTATTCGGATGTTAATGTATATACAGAAGCAGGTAGTATAACTGGTTCTGCTAATGGGTTACTTTACTCAAGTGGTCTAACTACTGCTGGAGCAATTCTCACTATGGCAACAAATGAACCTTCTGTTGTTAATAATGATGTTTTAGGTCGTATTAATTTCCAAGCCCCTTTAGATACTGGATTAGATTCAGATTTAGTTGGAGCATCTATAGCGGCAGTAGCACAAGATACATTCTCAGATACAGTTAACTCAACTGCATTAATATTCCAAACAGGTAAGAGTGAAACTGCTACTACTAAGATGACTATTGATGAAGATGGCGCAGTTACTTTAGCGGCAATTGCGGCCTGTGGTAGTGATACAGATAAATTTTTAGTTAGTGATAGTGGTGTTATAAAATTTAGAACTGGCGCAGAAGTAAGAAGTGATATAGGAGCAGGTACAAGTAGCGTCACATTATCTGGTAGTTCTGATGACACAATAGCAACTGTTACTGGTGCAAACGCTCTTGCTGGTGAAGCCAATTTAACTTTTGATACTACTACTTTAGCAGTTACAGGAAACCAAACAATTACCCCTGCTAATGATGTTGGGGCGGCGGCTTTGACTATTACAAATGCAGATACAGACCAAATCGCTTTAGATATTAATGCGGCTAATATAGATGCAGATGTACTTGATATAACTGCTAATGCTTTAACAACTGGTAAAGCAATTAATCTTACTACATCTTCTGTCCCTGCTGATGCAGGAACTTCGATTGTTAATTCTTTCGTTATGGCGAATACAAGTACAAACAGCCAAACTGCTAAAGGTTTATTCTTTGATTTCAATAAGACTGGAATTACCGCTAGTGGTAAAACTGCTAATGTTACTGGAATGCAAATAGACATAGATGATTCTGTAACTAATGTAGGAACAGTAAATATAACTGGATTAGATATTGATGTTGATTTCGGTAATGCTGGTGGAACTGTTAAAACAGTAGGATTAGATGTTGCAGTTGGAGCAGGGGGAACTGCCGCTGATACAACTTATGCTGCATTGTTTAGTGGTGGTAATGTTGGTATTGGAACGGCTACTCCTATGAATATTCTACAAGTTAATCATACGGGTGCAGATACAGATGATGGTGTGTTAATTGTTAGAGATGACGCTTCAACTGCTGATGGAGATTTATTAGGTGGAATGGGCTTTGATTCTGCTGATGGTAATATACCAAGCACAGTTACAGAGGCTTCTGCATTTATTGCAAGTTATGCAACAGAAGACCATGCCGCAACTGATAAAGGTGGTAATCTTAAATTAGGTGTATCTTTAATTGATGAAGATGATGATGTTGTTTCAACAGTTTTAGCAACTGTTGGTCCCCCTGATACTACTACTGCTGCTGCTGGTGCTGCTCCTGCTGTTTACGCAGGATTTCATTCAAGGGCAACAGTCGTTGATGTTGGGGATGCTACTTATTCACCCGCACTAACCTGTTCAGGGACTATAATTTTAATGTCACACGCTGATACAATTATTACTTTACCTGATGTTGGTGCTGCGGATATTGGAGTACAATTTACTATCATTAATATGGGGGATACTATCGAAGGTCAGATAGTTTCAGCAGATACTAGCAATACTCGTTTTAATAATGTGCCGCAGGGCATGGCTGCGTTGAGTTATGCAGCACAAGACATTGGTGCTGGCCAAAAAATAACTTACTTATGCACAGCCGCAGACACTTGGTATGTTCTTGCGGGGCCGACGGCTGAAGAAGAAGAACCAGAAGAGCCATGATGAAATATGTTGTGAAAACACTCACTTCTGTTTATAAATCTAAAACAATGTGAAAAATCTAGTCGGTTTGACGGAGATGAGATATAAAGGGAATCCTAATAGGGAATAATAATCTACCCCAATTATATATTTTAATAAAAAAAAGAGGATGAGGCCGAAGCCTCAACCCCTTTATCGCCAAAGGTAACTACATTTGGAGCATTCCCAAATCTTGATTAGTTCATTTGAACCAATGTAGTGACCCTTTATTCTCTTAGGAATACAATTCCTAGAGCAGTTTTTACATTTATGTTTTAAAGCCATTATTATCTCTTCTTAGGGTTATCATCTTTAATAAGATTATTAATATACTCTTCAACACTTTCTTCTGTTATTGAAGTTCCGCCAAATGCGGCGAAAAACAGTACACTAATAATCATAAAAAAGAAAAACCATAAAAATACTTCACCTGTTGTCATTACCAATTCACCTCTATTTCTATTTCTTTTTCTTCCGTTATGCTAAACGCTTTTATCATATTGTTTTCTTGCCCATGTTTCCACAACTCATATACTAGTTGTGAATCCTTTAGGCAATAATCCACTACGACATCATATTCTCCTTGCTTCCATAATCTCGGAGCATCCATACTGTTAAGAGTCTTTTGCTTGCCTAACGTATGGTCTACTAAATTATTTAAGGAGTATCTATCCCCATAATTCTCGACAAAATACTTACTAGTGTCGATATATTGCTTATTAGATATGTATTTACGAATGCAATAAATATCCATTGCATCCCTAAGAACCGGAAGGTCGAAGGCTACAATATTATGTCCAAGTAATAATCCACCCTTTTTTAAGTGGTCATCTAAATCAAATTTTAATTCTCTAAGTGGTTTAGTTTGAACATTGCTTTTAGTAAAAGAGTCGGAAACAGGTTCATCAACATATACTGTTCCTGTATCGCCATTCCAAGTAGTGACTGTTGAAACTAGAAACATGTGAGTGTTACCCCATCCCCCAATATCTGTTGAGAGATTTTTTGTTTCTAAATCAATAGCCATTACATCATTCATTCTTGCCGCCCCATAACTTCAACACTTCATCTTCTTGTTCTTGTTTTGGGGTTGGTTCGTCAATATAATCTCCTCTCTTTAAGAAGGCACATAGTTTGTTACCAGCCACGCTAACTATTGCGGCTACTTCCCAACCTTCGTTGCCTTCTGTATTTAGGGAGTCAATCATAGTTTTCGGCCCATCTTGAACGTCAAAG